CGGTGTGCGTGGTAACGATAAAAGCGTGCCGCCCCTTTGTCCAGCGCATAGCCAGATCATAGCCGATACGGTTCGCCTCCTTCGGTGTGATCTCCCCCGGATAGAAGGACTGTCGTATCTGATAGCACAGCACATCATTGGCCTTTTTCTGTTCCCGGCCTGTCATGGCGGCATAGTTGGCTTTCGCCAAAAGAAACTCGTCCGCCACGGTAGCGGGGTCGCACTCATAAGTGGAGATATACTTTCCGCTTTCTGTTTTCTCCGGTTTTTTGCCATAGTCCAGACAATCCCGGATAGCCTCGGCAATCGTTTCGCCTTCGCCTGCATGGCGTTGCAACAAAGTTGTGGTAGCCAGAAATCATCCCTCCCTTCTATGAAAAAAGGGCGGCCCGTCCAGACCGCCCCGACTTCGGGCCAGTATGGCCCGAGGCTGCTTAACTTGCCAGAAACCGGTACAGAGCGGATTTGCCTCCGTCCAGCGCCCAAAGAAGGGAGCCCGCCGCCGCTTGCAGTCCATACGGCGAAAGAAGGAAGGCAAGAAACAGAAATACAATCCCGCCTATGGGCGTCGGCGTGAAAAAGAGAGCGACACCCAGCACCGCCAGGATCACAGAGGCAATCGTCAGCAGGACGGCACAAATATCAAACAGGAACACCAGCAGAGCCGCCAGAAGGGACAACGCTAAAGCAAAGGGAGCAACCAATATTTTCAGCAGTATCTTCATCTTCAAAACCTCCTTTATCTATCCTTCCTACCTCTATTTTATCATGCCCGCCCGGGGACATAAATGTTGCGAAAGATTAGTAAATCCTGTCCCAAACCTTCGGGTCATACTGGCCCGAAGTTTGATGGTTTTATCTAAAAAGTTATGATATAATACAGAAACTAAGGCGGTAAATCCTTGAAAATACAGGATTTACCGCCTTTTTTGTTTCTAATTTGTTACTGGTTCAGTGCAAAAAATATTATTTTAATAGGGCAATGGTGTCCCGTAACTGTTCAATAGTCTTGTGATTATACACCCGGTTTCCTACATCCTTTGACTTATGACCCATTAACATATCAATACATTTCCTGTTTCCTTTGGCATTGTCAAGAAGTGTTTCAAAGGTGTGCCGTGCTTCATGCGGGGTCTTGTCTGCAACTATCTTTTCCATGACTTCACCCCAACACTTATAGTAATTTGCCTGACTGAACTTTTTACCCTGATATGTAAACAGGTACTTGTTTCCTTCATCAACCAGTGCTTTTACAAATGGTCTGATTCGTTCATGTATCGGAACAATACGGCACTTTCCGGCAGCGGTCTTGATACCACCTTCAAAGTACCATTCCTTGATGTTCACCTGTTCCGTTTTCATTCCAAGTAATTCTTGAAGTCTGAACCCGGTGTAAATATAAATCAGCACGGTATTCACCCAAGGGTCATCTTTTATTCTCCATAGGTCATCAATCTGTTCTTGGGTGAATGGTTCACGGGTTGTTTCAGGTATTGGTGGGGCGGTGGTTATTTGTGAATACATCTTATCTATCAGGTCAATTTCAAATGCGAACCTGTCAAGGTGTCCGAACAAGTTCTTGATCGCCCATTGTGTAGAGTATGCACACCCGCAGTTGTCAATGCAGTCTTGCATCTGATAGGATTTCATTGACCTGTACTTCACACCGTAGTATTTGGAACAGTGCTTGAACGCTGCCCGCAAGGACTGCTGATTTGATTTTCCTAACCTTGGCAACTTGATTTCAGACCAACGCTGATAGAGTACAACCAAGGTCACCTTTTCCCGGTCAATATCCCAAGGGTTGTTGTTATATTCAGCCAATAGGATGTTCGCCTTTTCTTCTGATTCGGCATAACCTATTGGTGACTGTTTGGCGTGTCCTTCTTCATCATAGATTGTCACCTTGGCAACCCAAGGACGTGACCTATGACCTTTTAGTTTGGTTACACATCCGTAACCGTTTGGGTTTCTTCTTCCCATGTATATCATTCCTTCCTGATTGAAATTTCATGGAATGGATGATATAATTGTATCTGCATAGCCTATATCATCCTATTCCTTGGTATAGAGTTATTAGAACCCTGACCGCTGCAACGGTTGGGGTTCATTTTTTGTTCAGTTAATTAGGGTCATCAAAATAATTCAAATTGTATGTGATATAGACTGAATCAAATGTGTGCTTTTCTGAATCAAAATTATAAACTTCAAATTCTGCAACGGTGTCTGATACTGGTGAAAACTTATAAGTAACACCCGTGTCAACAACCTTCCTTGCACTATCTTTTATCGTAATGTTGAACATTTTGAACACATTGTCAAAGTCTTTCTTGATTTCCCACGGTTCAGTTGCAAAGCATCTGATCTTGACAACAGCATCTTCATACAGAATAAATTCTGTATACATTCCATCTAAGTCATAAGTATAAAGCTGCATTTGAAATGTGCCTTTGGAATTTTCATTGTTCCAATCTTCCGTTGACTTTGGTTCACCAAGTAATTCAATCAACTGTTCAGATGAAATTCTTGAATAGGCATCTGCATCTAATATGACCGGGATTTCTTCTGATGATGTTTCTTTTTTCTGAATGGGATTCTTTGAAATATCCTTCACAACCATAATCACGAAAATAACAACGATTGCTAAAACGACAAGTTTAATGACTTTTTTCATAAATCTGACCTTCCCTTCTTTGTGGTAACCGTTCGTAACGGTTGGTAACGGTTCAAGTAACTGTTGCAAATACAGTGTTTTCAATATAGTAACGGTTGGTATCTGTTTGGTAGTATTTTTCTTAATAATAAAATATCTTATATGAATAAGAATATAAAAAGTAAAATATACAGTATAAAAAAGCAACAGTTACCCGTTACCAACAGTTACCTTTTTGAAAAATCAACCATGATGATATTGCCTATGCGTTCAATGATTCTTTTTTAACAGAATATTTTTCTGCTGAAAGCAATGATTCAATCATAGTCTTTACAACATTTTTGTCGGATTCATCAAGGGTGAGATACAAGGAAACCACATCATAAGCATCTGAACCGTGACATTTCTTGAATAGTTCACGACACTTTTTTAACTGCTGATCTTCTTCTGTTTCCTTCCAACCCATGATATAAGCTGGAGTTGTTTGGAGTGCATCAGCAATCTGTTTTATTTTTGATTGCCGTAATTCCTGAATACCAAGTTCGATTTTGTTTATGGAAGTTTTGCTTTTATATCCAATCTTATGTGCAAGTTCTTCTTGTGACATTCCTAATTCATCCCGCCTTGCTTTTATCCTTTCACCTATTGTCATTTAATCACCTTCTTCCCGGTTGGTTATGCTTAAAGAATACCATAAAATAGATTGAATATCAACTTTTATCAAATTTTTTATAAAAAAGTGTTGACATTTTATCTACTGAATGGTATTGTTGTGTCAGTAGATAAAACATCTACTCAAAACAAAGCAAGTAGGAAGGAACGGGTGAAGCGATAGGGCTACACGCAAGTGACATGGTGGTCAGGCTGCCGGATAGCAGACAGAGCGTGTGAAGAATAAACAAGACCCGTTAAAGTAGTTGAAGAAAACAGGAACGGTAGGGCAAGAAAGCAAAGTATTCAGAACTATTTGAAGAAAACTGAACAGGCTGAACCAATCAGCACTTTACCCCTAAACCAAGAAACCGTTAAGTGGAAGAATCAACCGCACGAGATGACACAGCACTTTGTTTCACAGGTCAGGAAGTTCCCCGACTTCCTGACTACTTCAAAAAGAACTGTTGCAGCAGTTCCGGGGAAAAGAACCAAGGAATAGGATTTCAGTTCTTTCAAAAAATTGTCTATTGTGTGTAGGTCAACAGGTTTTGGTGGTTTTAAGGTGAAATCATCAACGGTTTGAACAGTACCGTTCAAAAAGTTCAATGTTGGCTGACAGGTTTGCAGATTTTAATGTGAAATCTGATAAAGGTAAGACACCCCTGATGTAATAAGGTGTGCTGACAATAGACAACTTTTTGAAGGAACTGGGAAAGGAAATGGTAAGGCTATGAAGTATGCAATCTATGAAGGTAATCTTGATAGACTTGAAAAGAAGTTGAAGCGTATTTTTAATAAGTGCAAGGCATACGGTTGTGATTTCCACTATGAACAGACTGGTGAAGAGTTCAGAGAGTTGAAGGACGAAAAAGGAAACAAATACACCGCCCGTTTTGTACTGGTGGAAGCGGAAGGAACAGCAGTCATAAATGACTGGGAATTTGTTGCTGAACTGGAACACACTGAAAAGGGTAATATTATAACAGGTGTTGCAGGGATTGAAGTACCTGAAAGATACTATACAACCACACCTGTATGTGAACACTGCAACAGTAAGAGATACCGCAAAAACACATACATTGTCAGGAATAAGACAACAGGTGAGTTCAAACAGGTTGGAAAATCTTGCCTGAAAGATTTCACACATGGTATGAGTGCAGAAGCAGTTACGCAGTATATGAGCCTATTTGATACTTTGATTGAAGGTGAAACACCTGAACCCGGATGCAGTTATCAGCGGTATGTTAATACAAAAGAATATCTTTCTTATGTGGCTGAAACAATCCGTCATTTTGGTTACACAAGAGCATCTGATGAAGGTATCAGCACCGCAACAAGGGCATTAGATTTTTATGATGCAGCACATGGGCGGGCAATAACAAAAGAATACTTACAGGATTTACTTGATAAGATGCGGTCAGTGAACTTTGACATTGACAGTGATTTGACAGTAAAACTTGTGTCAGATGCCCTTGATTGGGTGTCTGAACAGGAAGAAAACAGCAATTACATTCATAACTTAAAAACGGCTTGTAGTCTTGAATATGTCAAAGGGAATTTTGGCTTGTACGCTTCATTATTTCCGGCGTATGACAGGGGGTTAGAACGAACCGCAAAGAGAAAAGCAGTTCTTGACATAGAACAGTCATCAGAATATGTCGGTGAAATTTCTGACAGAATCACAGTAAAAGTTCAGTCTGTAAAGTGTGTAACAAGTTGGGAAACTGATTTCGGTGTCACCCACATATACAAGATCATAGGTGCAGATGGAAATGTTTATACATGGAAAACTGGAAAGTATATTGATGATACTGTTGATGAAATGTCAATCACTGGTACAGTAAAAGCACATACAGAGTTTAGAGGTATAAAACAGACTGAATTAACAAGATGCCGGGTCGCTGCCTGAAAGCACCCGGCAATGAAAGAAGGTGATGAAGTGAAGAAAATAGTTGCAGCATGGATTGAACAGATTCTTGAATTTCCAACCAAACTTGAATACCTTGCGTATATGGAAAGCCTGAAAAAAGGCAGATCGCAGAAGTTCAAGGAAACATCCTTTGAACAGTTGGAATCAGGGGTTGTAAGAATAACAATCAGGAAGCAGTACAATAACAATGCGTTTCCTGATGATGAAAAGGAAGGTGAAAAGTAAGATGACGAACACAGAGTTATTAAGGGAAAAAATCAATGCATCCGGCTATAAATTGCAGTTTGTGGCTGAAAAGTGCGGGTTGACTTACTTTGGACTTATGAAGAAGGTCAACAATGAAACAGAGTTCAAGGCAAGTGAAATCAAGGCACTGAAAGACCTGTTAAATTTAACAGATGATGATGCAACTAAGATTTTTTTTGCCTAAAAAGTAGATAAAATATCTACTGTAAGAAAGGATAGGTGATAAATTATGAAATTCAGCGAAAAGTTGAAACAGGCTATGCAGCAGTTAGGTGTCAATCAGGCACAGGTGGTTGGGATGACCGGGAAAAGTAAGGGGTCAATCAGTATGTACCTGAATGACAAAACAGTTCCGTCAGAACAGGTTCAGAGTGATATTGCAGTATCACTTGGACTTGCACCTGATTATTTTGAACAGGATGAAAACCCGGTGATCTTCAAACCGTCAAAGTGTGAAGATGGCATCCAAACCTTAACAGTACATGAAGTTGCTAAGTTGATGCATAAGCACACAAACACAAACCTGATTGCTTTCAACAATGGTATCTATGACATTGTGACCGGAGAACTGAAACCATTCAGCACGGACATTGTTATTACAAATAAAATCCCGTGGAACTATGACCCGGATGCCTACAATGAATTGGCAGATAGCACACTGAACAAATTAGCGTGTGGTGATGCAACAATCAGGGCATTGTTAGAAGAATGTATTGGTTATTGCTTTTACAGGCGTAATGAGTTAGGCAAGGCGTTCATACTGACTGGAGACAAGTCCAACGGTAAAAGTACATTTTTGGATTGTGTCAAGGCAATTCTTGATGATCGGAACATATCAGCACTTGACCTGAAAGAACTGGGGGACAGATTCAACACTTCAATGATGTTCGGCAAATTGGCAAACATTGGTGATGATATTGGTGATGATTTCCTTCAAGGGTCACAGGTCAGTGTGTTCAAGAAGATCGTCACAGGTAACCGCATCAAGGCAGAACGCAAGGGACAAGACCCTTTTGAGTTCAACCCGTTCATCAAGTTATTGTTTTCTGCAAATGACATACCAAGGATGAAGGACAAGACCGGGGCGGTGCTTAGGCGTTTGGTTATTATTCCATTCAATGCCACATTCAGCAAAGATGACCCGGACTATGAACCATTTATCAAATATAAGCTGACACAGGAAGAACCTATTGAATACTTCATCAGATTAGGTGTGGAAGGTCTGAAAAGGGTCATCATCAATAACGGGTTCACCAAGTCAGACAAGGTTCAGAACCAGTTGGATGAATATGAAGAAGAAAACAACCCTATCCTTGCATTTATCAATGATACAGGTGTTGACAGAATTGAGAATGAACCAACCGCTGATGTTTACAAGCGTTATCAGGTATTTTGTGCAGACAACAGTATGCAGCCAATGTCAAATATCGTATTCAGCAAGCAAATAAATAAAAGGCTTGGGTTCAGAGTGATTCAGAAGAAAGTGAACAATAGAAACTGCAAAATCTTTGTTGCAGAATAGAAAGGACGGTGATTGAAATGAATGAAGTTTTGTTCAGCAGTAACACAGATGACTGGGCTACACCACAGGACTTATTTGATGCACTGGATGCAGAATTTCATTTCACATTAGACCCATGTTCCAGTGAACAGAATCATAAATGTGACAGATATTTTACTAAAGAAGATGATGGGTTATTGCATGATTGGGGGGGGGAATGTGTATTTTGCAACCCACCCTATGGTAAAGAAATGTATAAATGGGTTGAGAAATGCTATTTTGAGGGACGGAAAGAACACACAACAGTTGTTCTGTTGATTCCGGCAAGAACAGACACCAAGTATTTTCACGATTTTATTATACACAGGACAGAAATTCGATTCATAAAAGGTCGGTTGAAATTTGGGAACAGTAAAAATGCAGCACCTTTTCCTTCAATGTTGGTGATATTCAGGGGTGCAAAAGTTTGATAAGAAAGGAAGGTATCAGTTAGTGAAAGGTGGAAGAAATACAGAAGGTTATGCAGACCCAACGGCAACTATTGCCGTTGGTAGAGTGGCAAAGGAAGAACGTGAACAGATTGAATGTGAAGCAGCAGACAAACGTGCCTATGATCTGATTAAGGTTTTGAAGTACATCATCAAAGGTGCGGGGTTTGAACTGACTGAACGTGTTCAGGTGAAAGATACCAAGACAGGAAGGGTTTACAGATGATTGAAAAAATAAAGAAATTCATCAGAATAATCACAATACTACTAATGACCGCCCTTGTCATATTTCTAATATACACAGTATTCAAGTATGAATGGAAAAACATACTTTGTTTTGTAAGTGTCATTACAGTGTTTCTTATTATCTGTTGGGCGTTTGATTGGTGAAAGGAAGGTGTTCAGAATGACAGAAAATGTATGTGTTACCTGTCAGTATTATGAAAGTTGCAACCGCCCTGAACGCTTTATGAAGTGTATGGGATATAAAGAAAAACAGGAAAGGGGTGAAGTAAATGCACAGCAGACTGGAAGATGATGCACAGTATGAATGGTGCAGACAGTGGGAAGAAGAACACAGACGGAAGATCACCCGGAAGAAACAGAAGAAAATCAGACGGGTGCAGCACTGGTGTAACTGCAAATTATATATCAAGTATGCTTGGTATGAGTTCCGGGCAATGATGAAAGGTTAAGGATGAACAGAATGGAAAATAAACTTTTAGAATTATTTGAGAAACAGGACACAGTATCAATGAATGATGACATTTTCCCGCTTGTGGAAGAAGAATTTGCGGGTCAGGTCATGGGTAATGAAGTTTATGAACTTGCACACCAGTACATAGGTCAGTTGTTGTGGGGTGTGTATGCAGCGGGAATCAGTTTCATTGCATCACCTGTTTTTGGGAGTGGTGACTTTGGAAAAATGGTTGTGACTGATGTTGTTTATGAAAAAGTAACGGTATAGTAACTGTTGGTAACGGTTTAGGGTAACGGTTAAAATGCTTTATTTATGCGGATGGTAACGGTAGTAGCGGTTAAATATAATTTTCTTATTATATTATTTTTTATACTTTTATGTATTTATAAAAAGTAAAAATATATAGTATAAGGATTTAACCGTTACCGTTACCAACCGTTACCGTCAGTATTTACAAGGCTTTCAAGGCATTTTTTGCTAATTTTTAACCGTTACCTAACCGATACCAAGAAAGGATAGGTGAAAGTGATGAATAATAAAAAATTGACTGCACGGCAGTATTTGACACAGTTACAGGAACTTGATACCAATATCAATCAGGACTTAGAACGCCTTGATGATATGAAAACCAATGCTTGCAGCACGGGCGGTATTGATTATTCTGCTGAAAGAGTGCAGACAAGTCCGTCAGGTGACAGTTTATGCAAGGCAGTCACAAACTATGTTGATTTCAATGAACAGATAAACAGGGAAATTGACAAATTTTCAGATGCCAAGGAACAGATCATCAAGCAGATAAGGGGTTTACATGATGCAAGGTATTCACAGGTATTATTCAAAGTGTATGTTCAGTTCAAGACCCTGAAAGTTGCATCAGGTGAAATGGGTATGTCATATCAGTATGTCAGAAATCTTCATAGTGCAGCACTGACAAGGTTTGAAGAAATCTATGATAATCTGCATTACTTGACTTAATGTGTACTTACTGTCACTTGAAACAACAAAAAAAGCGTTTTATGATAGATTTTGTTGTTTCAAGTATATTGTGTATTCTTGAAACTAATGATAGGATGTATCTTGACAAGATGGGAATTGTGAAGAAGCGGTTGTTTTTTCACAATTCTTTTTTGTTTATGCCGATATTTGCACCCTGAAATGTAATGTTTCAGGGATTTTTTATTGCAAAAATACATGAAAGGGGTGTTGTTTGATGGCAAAAACGGCAAAATTAACTGAAAAACAGCAGCGTTTTGTTGAAGAATACCTGATTGACCTGAACGCAACACAAGCAGCCATTCGTGCGGGTTATTCGGCAAAAACAGCAGATCAGCAAGGTTCAAGGATGTTGGCAAATGTCAAGGTTCAACAGGCAATTAGTGTTGCAATGGCAGAACGCAGCAAAAGAACAGGAATCAATCAGGACAGGGTTGTTTTAGAACTTGCCCGCATTGCTTTTGTGAAGATGACAGACCTTGTTGACAGTCACGGAAGAATAAAAGACGGTGCATCAGAAGATGACCTTGCTTGCATTGAATCCGTGAAGTACAAACAGTCTGAATCAGAAACCGGGTCAAGTGTTGAAAGGGAAGTCAAGATTTCACCAAAACTGAAAGCACTTGAATTACTTGGTAAACACTTGGGTATGTGGAATGACAAACTGGATGTGAACATCACGCAGCCTATTGTTATCACAGGTGAAGATGCCCTTGAAGATTAGGCGGTGATTGCCTATGGTAAAGAACCGCATTTCTTCACAGTATGTTTTTGGGTATCAGAAGTTTATCCTGTACCCGGAAGATTACAAGGTTACTAAGTCCGGCAAGAAGAAAGTGCAGTTGCCTGAACTGGTTGGTAAGGGTTACGGTACTTTTTGGCGTTGGAAAGGTAGATATAGGGTATGCAAGGGCAGCCGTGCATCCAAGAAATCAAAGACAACTGCCCTTTGGTACATCACCAATATGATGAAGTACCCACAAGCAAATACCCTTGTGGTCAGGAAAACATTCAGAACACTGAAAGATTCCTGTTTCACAGAATTGAAGTGGGCGATTCACCGTCTTGGTGTTGATGCCTTTTGGGAAATCAAAGAATCACCGCTTGAAATGACCTATAAACCAACAGGTCAAAAGATTTATTTCAGGGGACTGGATGACCCCCTGAAAGTTACATCAATAACCGTTGATATTGGTTGTCTGTGTTGGATGTGGATTGAAGAAGCGTATGAAATCAGTTCAGAAGATGATTTCAATATGCTTGATGAATCAATCCGTGGTGCTGTCCCGGAAGGTTCAGGACTGTTCAAACAAATAACCCTTACACTGAACCCGTGGAATGAACATCACTGGATAAAGAAACGGTTTTTTGATACCCCTGATGATGAAGTCCTTGCAATGACCACCAATTACAAGTGCAATGAATGGCTTGATAAGGCAGACTTGAAGGTCTTTGAAACCATGCGGAAGCAGAACCCAAGGCGTTATAAAGTAGCGGGTCTTGGTGATTGGGGTATTGTAGACGGTCTTGTCTATGAGAACTGGGAAGAAAAGGCGTTCAGTGTTGATGAAGTCAAGAAGATAAGCGGTGTCAAGTCTGTATTCGGTCTTGATTTTGGTTATACAAATGACCCGTCAGCACTGTTTTGTGGTCTGATAGATCAGTCGAGCAAGACTATTTGGGTCTTTGATGAAATGTATCAGCCGGGCATGAGTAATGAAGCCATTGCCGAACAGGTTCAGCGGATGGGATATGTGAAAGAGAAGATCACAGCCGATTCAGCCGAACCAAAGAGCATTGACCGCTTGCGTGAACTGGGTCTGAAAGGAATCAGGAAAGCAAGGAAGGGCAAGGACAGCATCAACAACGGCATTGACTTCATACAGGACTATCACATTATCATTCATCCCCGTTGCGTGAATTTCATCACAGAGATTAGCAACTATCAGTGGGATAAGGATGCAAAGACGGGCAAGAAACTGAACCGCCCTATTGATGACTTCAACCACCTGATGGATGCAATGCGTTATGCGATTGAACAGATGGCAAAGGGTGATGCCTTTAGTTTTGATTAAGCAATTACCGGGTAGAATACACGGCATCAGCAACCGTTCTTTTTGGACGGTAGGAAACGGTTGTCAAATGCTTACTCCGGGGCGGTTGCAACAGGTGACCGCCTATGATGCCTGTATAACTACTTTTTGAATAAAAGAAACAAATTAGTAACACATACCCTTGGAAACATAGTGTTTTCAGGGGTTTTGATTTTATTATGCAATGAAAGGGGTGAATTGAACCGTGTTCAGTTCCTTTGTGGATGCAATTACATTAAAACTTAGCAACTTCATATTGCAAGGGGCAAAATCCCACATGACTGACTTGGAATTTCTTGAAAAAGAAATCCTTGCTTGGAAATGTTCACCCCGTAGGATGATGCAGATTAAGGGATTTCTGTATTATGACGGTGACCATGATGTGATTCACCGCAAGCGTACAATGATAGGTGAGGACGGCAAACTTGAAGTTGTTGAGAACTTACCAAACAACCGTATTGTTGATAACCAGTATGCAAAAATGGTGAATCAGAAAGCCAATTACCTGTTCGGCAAGCCGTTTACATTAAACGGTGACAATGAACAGTACATTGAACTGCTGAAAAAGGTATTTGACAAGAAGTTCATGCGAACATTAAAGAGTGCGGGCAAAGCTGCATACAATGGCGGTATTGCTTGGCTATATCCTTACTATAATGACCGGGGGGAATTTGCTTTCAGGCTTTTCCCCGCTTATGAGATTTTGCCATTTTGGAAAGATTCTGAACATACTGAACTGGATTTCTTCATCAGACTGTATGTATCAGTTGCCTATGACGGTACACAACGGAAGTACATTGAAAAGGTTGAATTGTATGATCTGACAGGTGTTCATCTGTTCATACTGGACGGTTCAAAACTGATACCTGATGTTGTGAACAATGACACCGCTGATTTCCCGCACGTTACAATGACAGATGCAACCGGGAACGTGCAAATGTTCAACTGGCAGCGTGTTCCCCTGATTCCATTGAAAGCCAATGAACAGGAAACACCGCTGATTAAAAGGGTCAAGTCATTACAGGACGGTATCAATGTGATGCTGTCAGACTTTGAAAATAATATGCAAGAGGATGCAAGGAACACCATTTTGGTATTGAAGAACTATGACGGTACTAATTTGGGTGAGTTTAGAAAGAACCTTGCAACCTATGGTGCAGTAAAGGTCAGATATGACGATGATACCAAGGGCGGGGTTGAAACCCTTGAAATCACGGTCAATGCAGACAACTACAAGATTATTGTGGAAATCTTCAAGAAAGCACTGATTGAAAATGCAATGGGTTATGATGCCAAGGATGACAGACTTTCCGGCAATCCTAATCAGATGAACATTCAGTCAATGTATTCTGACATTGATACAGATGCCAATGATACAGAATCAGAAGCACAGGCAACAATGGATGATATTCTTTGGTTTGTCAACTGTCACCTTGCCAATTCAGGACAGGGTGATTTTGAAGGTCAGGAAAATGACATTGATGTGATATTCAACCGTGATATGCTGATGAATGAATCAGAAATCATTGATAACTGCACCAAGTCACAGGGTCTTATTTCTGATGAAACAATCATTGCTAATCATCCTTGGGTGGATGACCCACAGGCAGAAATGGAACGCCTGAAAAAGCAGAAGGAAGAAGCACAGAAAGAAATGCTTGCACAGTATGACCCGTTTGGTACACAGCAACAGGGTGACGGTGCAGATGATGACCCTGACAATAAAGGTGACCCGACAAAGGGAAGTCAGGGCGGTGATGAATGATGAAAAGTTCAGAATATTGGCAGAAGCGTTTTGAACTGCTTGAACAGGCAGCACACCAACAGGGGGTTCAGTGTTATGCGGATATTGAAAAACAGTACCGACAGGCACAGAAAACCCTTGAAGGTCAGATTGCTGCATGGTATCAGCGTTTTGCATATAACAACGGGGTAACCCTTGCAGATGCAAAGCGTATGTTGACGGCAAAGGAACTTGCTGAACTGAAATGGGACATTCAGGACTATATCAGGTACGGTGAAGAAAATGCAATCAACGGTACTTGGGTAAAGCAACTTGAAAACGCATCTGCAAGATTCCATATCAGCAGACTGGAAGCCTTGAAGTTACAGACCCAACAGAGCATTGAAGTCATGTTTGGAAATCAGCTTGATTCCATTGACAGCACAATGCGGGATGTTTACAAGTCCGGCTATTATCACACAGCCTATGAAATTCAGAAGGGTGTGGGTGTTGGTTGGGACTTTTCCACACTGGATGATAAGCAGATCAGCAAGGTCATCAGTAAGCCTTGGGCGGTTGACGGCAAGAATTTCAGTGAAAGGATATGGGGCAACCGTAAGAAGTTGGTCAATGAACTGAACAATACCCTGACACAGAACATCATCTTGGGAAAAGACCCACAGAAAGCCATTGATGAAATTGCCCGGAAGATGAACACTTCCAAGACCAACGCCGGGCGGTTGGTAATGACAGAAGAAGCCTTTTTCAGTTCCGCAGCACAAAAGGATTGTTTTGATGAACTGGATGTTGAACAGTTTGAAATAGTGGCAACACTGGATTCCCACACTTCGGATATATGCCGGGGGATGGATGGCAAGCATTTCCCTATGTCTGAATGGAAGGTTGGTGTTACTGCACCGCCGTTTCATGTTCATTGCAGAAGTACCACAGTACCATATTTTGATGATGAATTTGATGCTGTTGGTGAACGTGCTGCACGGGATGAAGAAACTGGCAAGACCTACTTTGTACCGGGTAACATGACCTATAAGGAATGGGACAAGGCTTTTGTTCAGGGTGACAAGTCAGGTTTGCAAGAAGCATCATCTGATGATACAATTAAGGCAAAGGAAGAAGTCAAACAGGTTGCGGAAGAATTAAAGATTGACAATTTCCCGGATGCTTTCAAGGCAAAAGGTGAATTGAAAAATACACAGGCACTTGTAGACTATATAAACGGGTTGGAAGGTGCAGATGCAAATGTGGTTGCCCTGTATAATAGCATGGCAAAATTGGAAACCATAGAAAACAATGGTATTCCGTTCAAAATATCACACGGTAAAAATCATGCTGTTTCAACTTCAACATATACATTGACCGGGAATTTGGCTGATGTAAAATTGACTATTCCAAAATTACAAGGTGAAAATCTTGCCGGACAGGTAAACACCACATTGCATGAAGAAATGCACCTGATGGATTTGTACGGTAGAAAAGACCCGTCAAAAAGTGGTAATTGGTTCAGCACAAGCAGAACAGCACTGATGGATGTATTCAAAAGTACATCTGATTCAATCAGTGATGAAGTTGCAGACCTATTTGCTGAACATAAAAAAGAGTACAGAAGGGTTCGGGATGAAGTAAATGCAAAATATCAGAATTTGATTTCTGAACTGAATAATTCAGTGATGGATAAAACCTTCCAAGGTTCACTTGCTGATTATAAGAAACAGTACAATAAACTGGTATCAGCCATGAATGATGAACGTGATTATATGGCAAGAAACATCATGGGTGGTGGAATAGGAAATCTTGAAGATATTTATGATGCACTGTCAGGTGGTGTATTCAGAGATAAAGGAACAGTCATGTATGGTCATGGGTCATCTTATTACAGAAGCCAAGAAAGCCGGGTGCATGAAACAATAGCAAATTACGCAGCATTGAGCATAACAAGACCTGATTTGATTGAACTGCTGAAAGCAGATAAGCCGGATTTGGTTGCAGAATTGGATGCGACTATTATTGAACTTTTGAAGAAAGCGGGTGAGGAATGATGAAAAATGAATTGATTGAAAAAAGCATAAAAGTCAGACAGTTGTTTTCAGAAGTCGATTTCCCACCTACAATGATACAATTTTTTGATTTAGACAGTGATGAACTACTGGATGAAAAGATTAGAGTGTTGACAGCGTTAAAAGATGGAAAGCAGATTGCAGATATTCCAAACTTTTATGCTATTTTGGAATTATACCCCAAAGATGGGGAACATTGGGACTAAAAAGCACGGTCAAATATCCGTGCTTTTTTCATACCTTAACAAGTTATCAATAGACCTGTAATAATTGCTATATGGCGGTTATATGAGGTCAGAAAGGGGGATAAAAGGCACATGAAAACATACACAATGAGAAAGGCATGGTGATCCTGATTATCTCCCGGCTACTGGGTCAAGTAGCACATAGAAAAGGCATCCGGTAGCGGGTGTCTTTTTTCTTGCGGGTTGTCAAGCGTAAACCGAACAAAACCAATCAATCATGTGGGAGTAACCCCGTATAAAAACGTATTTGAAAGGATGGTATAGAAATGACAAGAAAACAGTTAGAGGATTTAGGACTTACCAAGGAACAGGCTGATTCAATAATGAAAATCAATGGTGATGACATTGAGAACGCAAAGGGTACTGCTGCAACAGAGATCAAGAACTTGCAGACAGAGGTTGAAGGACTGAAAACACAGGTCGGTGACCGTGACAAGCAGTTAGAAACCCTGAAAGCATCAGCCGGGGACAATGCAGACCTGAAAAAGCAGATTGAGGACTTGCAGACAGAGAACGCCACAGCCAAGGCAAACCATGAATCCGAACTGAACCAGTTGAAAATTGATTTTGCGGTTGAAAAGGCACTGACAGGTGCAAAGGCAAAGAACATCAAGGCGGTCAAGGCTTTACTTGAACTGAATGATGCCAAACTTGACAAGGACGGAAACGTCAAGGGACTGGCTGAACAGATTGAGAAGCTGACAAGCGGTGATGACACCAAGTTCCTGTTTGAAGCACAGAAGCAGACCAAACAGCAGCAGAATTTCAAAGGTTTTCAGCCGGGAGCATCAGGGGAACAGAAACCGGGTGAGGGTGAAAAGGTCGATTTCTCAAAAATGAGTTATGACGAACTTACCGCTTACATGGAAGCAAACCCGGATGCACAGATTTAATTTGATGAAAGGAAGGTAATTGAAACATGGCAAAATTTGATGCTAAAAGTTTTAACGAAAAGGCGTTCGGTAAGTACATGAGTGCAATTCCGAACGTGAAACTGAACAAGTTGCGTGAATCCCGTGCAATCGTTGGTGATGCACGACTTCGTGACACATTTGTGAACAACTCACAGACTGGTACTGTTTACGCAGTGTTACCGTTCTTTGGTCTGCTTTCCGGCACACCGCAGAACTATGACGGTGTTGACAATGTTACACCGGGTAAGACTGACACCTTTGAACAGGGTGTTTTCACTTACGGTAGAATGAACGGTTGGACAGAAGCGGATTTCAGTTATGATGTAACAGGTGGTACTGACTTCATGGCAAACGTAAGAAGTCAGATCAATGACTACTGGAACAGTGTAGATCAGGATGTTATCCTTGCAATCTTAAAGGGTGTGTTTGGGATGAAAGACACTGGAACGGGTGACATTAAGAAGTCCAATGCAGCGTTTGTTGAAGCACATACTTATGATATTGCACAGGCGGGTGCTGAACACACTGATGACACTATGAAGATGGATGCAACAACCCTGAACAGTGCCATTCAGAAGGCTTGCGGTGACAACAAGCAGAAGTTCAAGTTAGTTTACTGTCACAGTGCGGTTGCTACTAATCTTGAAAATCTGAAACTGCTTGCATACTTAAAGTACACAGATGCACAGGGTATTGAACGTGATCTTGAAATGGGTACTTGGAACGGCAGACTGGTCATTATTGATGATTCTTTACCTACTAAGGTTGTTGAAGCTGTTGCAGAGGACACAGGAAAAGGTATCAAGGCACAGGATGCTTATACAGAGTACACAACTTATATCCTTGGTGAAGGTGCTATTGGATTTGAAGATGTAGGTGCAAAAGTGCCTTATGAAATGGTGCGTGATGCTAAGACAAGGGGTGGTGAGGACACACTTATTTCCCGTAAACGTCACGCTGTTTCTGTTTCAGGTGTTTCTTATCTCAAGGCAGATCAGAAAACCAATTCACCAACTAACACAGAGTTAGGGAACGGCAAGAACTGGTCACTGGTTGCATCTGATACCAAGACCATTGAACACAAGGCAGTTCCGATTGCCCGTATTATTTCCCGTGGTTAATTTCTGATCGGAAAGGGTGGTTGCAATGTTTGATACTGATACAGTAAAAGAACGGTTGAAATCACTTGGTTATGAGGTCAAGGTAGATGAAGAATTTGCCTTGACCTTTTGTGTTGAGAAAGTACGCAGCACAATCAAGAATGAAATCAACTGGTCTGATGTGCCGGAAGGACTGGAACACATTGCTGTTGATATGGCAGTGGGTGAATTTCTTCTTTCCAAGAAAACCTTTGCACCTGATGACCTTACCGGGTTTGATTTAGATTATGCTGTCAAGCAGATTCAGACAGGGGACACCAACACAGTATTTGCAACTGGTGAAGGTTCAATGACCCCTGAACAAAGACTGACTTCTTTCATCAATTACCTTTTATCTTACGGAAAGGGTGAATTTAATTCATTTAGGCGTATCAGATGGTGAAGCAGATGAAAGCAGCACAAAAGGCTGCAAGGAAAGCCATTGAAGCAACCTATTTTGGTACTTTGACGGTGACAGAGCATCAAACGGTAAAAGATGAAAAGACAAAATTAACAAAGTCAGTTGATGTGGTGGTTTTGCAAGATGAACCTTGCAGACTATCTTTTGAGAAGATGCAGACGGCGGTACAGTCTGAATCAGCAGCAACGATTGTTCAGGGGGCAAAGATATTTGTTTCACCTGACATTTCCATAAAAGCCGGGTCAAAACTGACAGTGACACAGGACAATGTGACCACAGATTACACCCGCAGCGGTGAATCAGCCATATACCCAACGCATCAGGAAATTATGCTTGAACTGTTCAAGGAATATGCGTAAATGGGGAAAATGGGAAAATTTGACTGCAAAGGTCTGAAAGACTTTCAGCAGCAGTTGGAAAAATTACAGAATCCTGATGACTTTGTGGAATCGTGTGCAAAGGAACTTGCTGCCCGGTTGCTTCGGTTGGTTGTCAAGCGTACACCAGTCGGACAGTACCCGGCAAGTTCAGGCAAAAAAGGCGGTACATTAAGGCGTGGTTGGACTGGTCAGAAAAACGGTTCAGCAAAGGGATATGCTGACAGCCTTACGGTGAATCATTTTGGTGACACCTATGTCATTGAGATTGTGAACCCGGTTGAATACGCATCTTATGTTGAATACGGACACAGGACAGCCAATCATTCAGGTTGGGTCAAGGGTCAGTTTATGATGACCATATCTGAACAGGAATTACAGAGGATTGCCCCAAAGGTACTTGAAAACAAAATCAAGAAATATTTAGGGGGACTTGGAAAATGATAAATTCAATAATTGAAGCAATCAGCGTTTCCCTGAATGGAGAATTTGGGGATGACTATGAAATTCACATGGAAGAAATCAAGCAAGGTTTGAAAGAGCCTTGCTTTTTTATTGCTTGCCTGAATCCTACCAACAACCTGTTTATGGGTAAACGGTATGAAAGAACCAATCAGTTCTGCATCCAATACTTCCCAAAGTCTGATGAAGTGCAGCGGGAATGTAACGGTGTGGCTGAAAGAATGTATGACTGTTTGGAGTACATTACAACAGACGGTGATATAAAACCAATCCGGGGTTCAGGAATGAATCATCAGGTGGTTAACGGTGTTTTGAATTTCTTTGTCAATTATGACTTCTTTACGGTCAAGACAGAGGACAACACCCCTATGGAAACCATGACGGCAAGCACAGGCGTAAAGGAAGGTGGTTGAAGATGGCTGCAAGAAAGACAGCAACAACGGGAACTGCTGCAAGGTCTGAACAGACTGAACCAATGTTCAGCAAGGAACAGATTCTTGCATCTGCCCGTTTTGCAAACAGAAGGGACTTGGTGGATGCCCTTCTTGATACAGATAAAAGTTACACCTTAAAAACTGTTGACAATTTGATTGAAAAATACATGAAAGGACAGGTGAAATAGTATGGCTTTAGGTGGTGGTACATTTACCGCACAGAACAAAGAACTGCCCGGTGCTTATATCAACTTTGTATCGGCTGCATCCGCATCCGCTGCATTGTCTGATAGAGGTATTGCAACAATGCCCCTTGAACTTGACTGGGGTATTGAAGGGGAAGTTTTTGAAGTGACCAATGAAGATTTTCAGAAGAACAGCCTGAAACTTTTTGGTTATGCCTTTGACAGTCCTAAGATGCTTGGTCTTAATGATCTGTTCATGGGTGCAAAGACCTTATATGCATACCGTCTGAATGGCGGTGGTGATAAGGCAGCGAACACATACGCAACTGCAAAGTATTGTGGTGTTCGTGGTAACGATTTGAAGATCGTGATTCAGAAAAATGCAGATGATGCAAGCAAGTATGATGTTACAACCTACTTTGGTACGGTTAAGGTTGACACACAGACAGTTGCCAAGGCTGCTGATCTTGTGGCAAACGATTATGTAACATTCAAGGCTGCTGATCTTGCTGTTACTGCCGGAACACCTTTAACTGGTGGCACAAACGGCACGATTGACGGCACGGCACATCAGGCTTACTTGGATAAAATCGAATCATATACCTACAACACTATGGGTGTTGTGGTTACTGATGACGTTACCAAGAAGTTATATGTGGCTTTCAACAAGCGTTTGCGTGATGAACTGGGTATCAAGTTCCAGTTGGTTGTTTACAACCTTGCTGCTGATTATATGGGCGTTATCAGTGTGAAGAACAAGGTAACAGATGCCGGATGGTCAGAAGCAGCACTTGTGTACTGGGTAACTGGTGCAGAAAGTGGTTGTGCAGTCAACAAGTCTTGTCAGAACAAGAAATATGACGGTAATTTCATCGTTGACACCAACTACACACAGAATGAGTTGAAAGCAGCAATCAAGGCGGGTGAGTTTACTTTTCATAAGGTGAACGGTGTTGTTCGTGTCCTTGAAGATATTAACTCAATGGTGACCACTTCGGACACTTGCGGGGATGTATTCAAGGACAATCAGACAATCCGTGTCATTGACCAGTTAGGTAATGATGATGCAGTCCTTTTCAACACTAAGTACCTTGGTGTTGTTCCGAACAACGCATCAGGTAGAACTTCCCTTTGGTCTGACCTCGTTAAGATCAGACAGCAGTTACAGGAACTTGGTGCTATTGAAGGGTTCACTGATTCTGATGTTACGGTTGCACAGGGCGATTCCAAGAAAGCGGTTGTGATTACATCAGCAATCACCGTTGTGAACGCTATGGGTAAACTCTATGAAACAGTTACGGTTGCGTAAGAAAGGGGTGAAATAAAATGCCGAATGTAACAATGAAAGCAAGGGACACTATTGCAGCAAAACTTGCTGAATGTTTTATCACAATCGGAAGTAGAAGATACAACTTCATGCAGATGATTGATATGGAAGCAAAGGTTGAGAAAACCAAGACTACTGTTCCCCGCCTTGGTGCAATCATGGCGGGTCATAAGTCATGTGGTATGGAAGGTACTTTTTCCGGCACGGCACACTATAACCAGTCAGTTCTTCGTCAGGCATTGCTTGACTATAAGAACACTGGTGAGGATGTGTATTTTGAAATGCAGATCACCAATGATGACCCAACCAGTGATGCGGGCAGACAGACGATCATTTTCTATGACTGCAACACTGACGGCGGTGTGTTAGCAAAATTTGATGCTGACGGGGAATACCTTGATGAAGAGATTGAAGGAACATTTGAGGACTTCTCAATGCCTGAATCTTTTGCAAACCTCACGGGTTTTCTTACTAACTAAGTAACAGAACCCCTTGTGTGGCTTTTATATAAGGTCATATAAGGGGTTTTTTCTATTCTTTGATAAACAGAAGGGAGAACAACAAAATGTCAAAATTTAGTGCATTTATGAAAGCGAATAAAAAGGTAAAGGAAAATGAAAAGTTTGCACCTACTGCTTCACTTCTTGGTTCAGACGGAACACCTGTTAGATGGGAGTTCAGACATATCAGTTCCAAGGAGAATGAAGAACTTCGTGATGCAAACACCATTGAAGTTCAGGTGACAGGCAAGCCGAACTTATTCAGACCAAAACTGATTACTTCAAAGTACCTTATGGCAATGATCGTGAAGTCAACGGTGTTTCCTGACCTTTACGATAAAGAGTTACAGGACAGTTACGGTGTGATGACCCCGGAAGATTTAGTCTATGCAATGGTTGATGATGCCGGGGAAATGCAGGACTTCCAGTTATGGATGCAGAAGTTTCAGGGATTTACCAAGTCACTTGATGAAAAGGTTGATGAAGCAAAAAACTAATTGAAGAAGGGGACGGTGAAGCAAATTATGCTTACTATGCCCTTCTAAAACTTCACATTCTTCCATCAGTGTTCTTGGCTATGGATGAACAGGAAAAAGCCTTTGTGATTGCTTCAATCAAGTTGAAAGCAGAGCATGACAAGAAGGAAAAGAAAAAGGCAGAAGCAAGGGCAAAGAAAAAACACTAAGAAAGGACGGTGAAACAGGTGTCATCTATTCAGACAGGTATTGAACTTAATGACCAATTCAGCGGGGTACTGAATAACATTATCAGTTCCGTGAACCTTGCGGTATCTGCAATGGCTGATATGCAGCAGAGTATGAACGCAGACATTGACACAAGCAGTCTGCAAGGTGCAAGGGATGAAATCAATCAGGCAACCGCAGCATTGAATGAACTGAATGATGCAATGCAGCAAGACAGAAATATTCAGCCTACTGCACCACAGGTTGAACAAACCGCACCTGATATTGCACCGCCTGTTGTGGATGGGGGGAATCAAGAACCCATTCCAGTACAGATTGACCCTGTACTGCCTGACCCCCTGATTGAAAACCCTGACCCCGTACCTTTGGAAGTGCAACCAAACGCACCGCCTGACATTGACCCGGTTGAAGTCCCGGTGACATGGCAGACTGACAACTTGGATGTATTCACGGGTACAGGCGTTGAACGATTTCAGCAAGAAGTTCAGAGTGCAAACGATATGTTGAACACACTGAACACCACACAGGCACATATTGCACAGACTGCACAGGGGATGGATATATTGCCGGATGAAGCGGTTCAGGATATGACCACCATGCAACAGCGGTTGTCTGCTATTCAGCAAAGGATTCAGCAGATTGAAAACAACCCGGTTAATATGGGAACAGTCAGGCAAATGCCGAAATGGGACAGTTGCGTGGTCAGTTGAACAATGCGATTCAGGCACAAAATGAACTGAATGATGCAATGCAGAACATGGATGTTTCCGCTGCAAATACTGCATATTTGCAGTTATCACAGACGGTTGGAAACACTGAAAGGTATATCCGTGACAATGTGGATGAACAGGGGCGTTTCAATCAGGAAATTGCAAGCGGTACACAACAGGCAAATGAACTGACCAACACAATCAAAAGGGCAGTTGCAGCCTATGTCAGTATTCAGTCAGTCGGTAAGGCGTTGGATATTTCTGATGAACTTACACAGACAACTTCCCGTTTGGATATGATGAATGACGGGGTTCAGACAACCGCTGAACTTGTCAACATGGTATATGCAGCAGCACAAGATGCAAGGGGTTCATTCAGTCAGATGGCTGATGTTGTTGCCCGTTTTGGTAACAATGCAAAGGATGCGTTCAGCAGTTCAGAAGAAGTTGTTGCTTTTGCTGATCTGATTCAAAAACAGATGACGATTGCCGGGGCAAGCACCCAAGAAGCAGCAAATGCAGAATTGCAGTTATCACAGGCACTTGGTTCAGGTGTCCTTCGTGGTGATGAATTGAACAGTATCTTTGAACAAGCACCTAACCTGATTCAGAACATTGCGGACTATCTTGATGTTCCAATCGGTAAGATCAGGGAAATGGCAGCGGATGGGGAACTTTCCGCTGATGTAGTCAAGGCAGCAATCTTTTCTGCTGCTGATGACATTAACAGCAAATTCAATGAAATGCCTATGACTTGGGGGCAGATGTGGCAGTCCATGCAGAATACCGCACTGATTGCTTTTCAACCTGTTCTTCAAAGGCTGAACGATTTAGCAAATAGTGAAGCATTTCAGACGTTCGTGCAAAATGCCGTTGAAGCAATGGCAACCCTTGCAAATATTGTATTAAACATCTTTGAACTTGTTGGAACAGTAGGCGGTTTCATTGCTGATAATTGGTCAGTGATTAGTCCTATCATTTATGGTGTCATTGGTGCGTTAGCGGTATATGCAGCATACCTTGGCATTGTGAAGGGAATAGAAATTGCATCCGCTGCTGCAACAGCAATTCATTCAGTTGCAATGTCTGCAAAAATCGGTGTTATGGCTGCACTTACTGGTCAGACAATGGCTGCAACTGCTGCACAGATGGGTTATAACGGTGCATTGTATGCGTGTCCTGTTGTTTGGATTATTATGTTGCTGATCGCACTTATTGCAATAATTTTTGCCGTATGTAATGCGATTGCAAAAATGACAGGTATTGCAAATTCAGGGTTCGGTGTGATTACTGGTGGTGTGAACGTGGTGATTCAGTTCTTTAAGAACTTGGGTCTGACCGTGGCAAACATTGCCTTGGGTATCGGAAACGCCATTGCAGCACTTGCATCCAATATGATGACGGCATTTCACAATGCTATCTGCAACGTACAGTCATGGTTTTACAATCTGTTATCAACCGCCTGTTCAGTAATTGAAAATATAGCAGCAGCCTTGAACAAGTTGCCGTTTGTAAGTTTTGATTATTCAGGCATCAGTTCAGCAGCAGATGACTATGCAGCCAAGGCAAGTGAAGCAGCCGGAAACAAAGAGGACTACACCAGTATTTCAGATGCGTTCAATGAAGGTTTCACAACCTTTGATGCGTTTCAGGACGGTTGGGCATCAGATGCTTTCAATGCGGGTGCAGCTTGGGGTGACGGCGTTGCTGACAAGGTTTCAAATTTCAGTTTATCGGATGTATTCGGTCAGACTGATATTCCTAATGTTGGTGACTACACATCAGGTTTCAATGATGCAATAGCAAATTCCGGCATTGGTGACGGTGTTGGAAGTATTGACGATAACACAGGTAAAATCAAGGATTCTTTGGATGTTACAGAAGAAGATTTGAAATACTTGCGTGACATTGCAGAACAAGAAGCCATTAACAGATTCACAACCGCAGAAATCAATGTTGATATGTCAGGTATGCAGAACACTGTGAACAGCGGTGATGACATTGACGGTTTTATGACTAAACTGACAGACAGCGTGAATGAAGCGGTAGACAATATGACGGAAGGGGTGCATGAATAAATGGCAAAAAGCGGATATGATATGTATTTTGACAAATGCCTGTTTCCTGTCACCCCTGAAAAGATAAGCATAAAAATCAATGGTAATAACAAAACGGTCACCCTGATAAATGAAGGTGAAATCAACATCCTGAAAAAACCGGGGTTGACCGACATTGAGTTTGAAGCAGAAATCCCGCAAGTGAAACATCCTTATGCAGTATATAAGAATGGTTTCAAAGATGCGGGTTATTTTATGGATATTTTTGAAGGGCTGAAAACGGGCAAGAAACCATTCCAGTTCATTGTGTGCAGACAGACACCCGTGGGGAAGAAACTGCTGAACACCAACATGAAGGTTTCCTTGGAAGATTATAAAATCACAGAGGAAGCCAAGAACGGGTTTGATTTCAAGGTCAAGTTCAATCTGAAACAATACCGGGACTATGGGACAAAAACAGTCAATATCAAGATTGCTGCATCTAAGCCAAAGGCAAGTGTAGAACCCAAGCGGGAAACGAACAATTCACCCGCCCCGGCAGCAGCACAGACCTATACGGTTGTGCGTGGTGATTGCTTGTGGAATATCGCAAAGAGATTTTACGGCAGCGGTGCAAAATACACCGTGATTTACAATGCAAACAAGGGTGTCATTGGTGGCAACCCTAACTTGATTTATCCGGGACAGGTTTTGACCATTCCGGCAGCATAAGAAAGGGGGTATTGTTCAATGTGTGTTGAACTTTTGACTGGTAATGAATCAGGAACAAAGGTATATCAACCAGCCGTTCAGGAAGGTATTGAATGGTCAACAGAAAGAAAAAACACCCCCGGAAAACTGGTTTTCAAAGTCCTGAAGGATGACATTCTTGATTTTTCAGAAGGTAGTCCAGTCAGGATGAAGGTGGACGGTGACAATGTATTCTTTGGTTTTGTGTTCAAGCAGCAGAGAACTAAGGACAAAATCATTACTGTCACCGCCTACGATCAGTTGAGGTACTTAAAAAATAAAGATACCAAGGTCTATGAAGGAAAAACGGCAAACCAATTTGTGAAAATGATTGCAGATGATTATGCCCTGAACCTTGGCACACTGGATGATACCGGGTATGTCATTGAATCAAGGGTTGAAGAAAATACTTCACTGTTTGAAATGATTGCAAATGCCCTTGACCTTACACTGACCAATACCGGGGAAATGTATGTTTTGTATGATGACTTTGGAAAACTGACCCTGAAAAGCCTGTCATCTATGTATGTGGGTGTTCCGGGGGCGTACCTGATGATTGATGAAGAAACCGGGCAGAACTTTGACTATACTTCATCTATTGATGAAAACACATACAACAAAATCAAACTGACCTATGACAATAAGGACACAGGAAAGCGTGATGTTTACATCACACAGGATTCTTCCAACATTAACAAATGGGGCATCTTGCAATACTTTGACACCTTGCAGAAAGGTGAAAATGGTCAGGCAAAGGCAGATGCCCTTTTGAAACTGTATAACAAAAAGACCCGTAACTTGAAAATCACCAATGCTTTAGGTGACAACAGAGTGCGGGCGGGTTCAATGGTAGTCATCAACCTTGACCTTGGTGATATAAAACTGAAAAACTGGATGCTTGTTGAAAAGTGCAAGCATACCTACAAGGAAGGTGAGCATTGGATGGATTTGACACTTAGAGGGGGTGAGTTTGTTGCCTGATGCAAATGAACTTGTTGAAACCCTGAAAAGGGCAGCCGTGGAAGCGGTTGAAGCGGGGAAACCCGTGAATGTGTATTTTGGTGAAGTGGTGAGTGCTTCACCGCTGAAAATCAATGTTGAACAGAAGATGATACTGGGTGAAAAACAGTTGATTCTTACAAGGAATGTGACAGAGTTCAGCACAATGGTAACAGTTGACTGGACTTCTGAAAGCAGTCTTTCCACCCACAACCACACTGTAAAAGGTGACAATGGAAGCGGTGGCAACATTGACTTGAACACAGGGTCAAAGAACCTTGCACATACTCACAAAATCACAGGAAAGAAGAAAATCATCATTCACAATGGCTTGGGTGTTGGTGATGAAGTCATCCTGATAAGACAACAAGAAGGTCAACGCTTCATTGTTGTGGATAGGATAGGCAAATGATTCCTTCAACCGTTGGTTTTCTTGACCAAGATTTTGAAATTGAAACACAGCCAAGCCTAACTTATAAGATGGATTTAGACGGTGATTCAGTCCGTGGACTTGTGGACGAACAGGAAGCAATGAAACAGATGATATTCAGAACACTGCAAACAGAACGGTATCAGTACATCATATACCCTTGGTATTACGGCATTGAAACCCTTGACCTGTATGGTGAACCTGTTACTTGGGTGTGTCCTGAATTAGAACGCAGAATCAGTGAAGCGTTAGCCGTTGATGAAAGAATCACAGGTGTGACCGACTTTGAATTTGACCTGACGGTCAAAGGTGTGGTTCACGCCTATTTTACTGTAAAGACAATTTACGGTGACATAAAAGCAGACAAGGGGGTGAATATTTAGAATGTATGAAGATCAGACTTATGAAATCATCCTTGAACGGATGCTGAACCGGGTATCTGATAAACTGGATAAAAGACCTTCTTCACCAGTCTATGATCTGCATAGTGCAACCGCCATTGAATTTCAGATTTTATATATTGAGTTGGAATATCTGATAAAAAATTCATACGGTGACACTGCTGCAAGGGAATTTCTGATTTTACTTGCAAAGGACAGGGGACTTTCACCTGAACCCGCAACCAAGGCAGTCTTACAGGGTGAGTTCACACCAACAAACATTGATGTTACTGGAAAGCGTTTCAACATTGGTGAAATCAACTATGTTGTAATGGAACAGATCACACCGGGAACATACAAAGTCCAGTGTGAAACAGAAGGTGTTGTTGGCAATCAGTACCTTGGGGATATGATACCAATGGAATATATTGACGGATTGCAGACGGCAAGCCTGACAAGCGTACTTATTCCCGGTGAGGATGAAGAAGATACAGAAGTTTTCAGACAGCGTTACTTTGACAGCTTCAATGAACAGTCCTTTGGTGGCAACCGTGCTGATTATATGGCAAAGGTCAAAAGTATTGAAGGTGTTGGGTCATGTAAGGTCAAACGTGTTTGGAATGGTGACATAAAACCCGCTGAAATGATACCAAGTGCAGCGGTTCAGTCTTGGTTCAAGACATTTATTCAGACAGCCGGATTGAATCAGGAAGTAAAAGACTGGTTATCAGTTGTTTACAATGCTGCATTACTGAAAAAACTGACGGTTGGCGGTACAGTTCACATTGTCATTACTGATTCAGATGATTATGGTGAAGCAAGTTCAACACTTGTTCAGAGCGTTCAGCAGACACTTGACCCGGAAGAAAATGCCGGGGAAGGTTATGGACTTGCACCAATCGGTCATGTGGTGAGTGTGGCAAGTGCATCACCTGTCACTATTGAGATCAAGACCACAGTAACCTTTGAAGAAGGTCATAACTGGTCAAACACCAAAGCAGCCATTGAAGAAGCGGTCAACGCTTACTTTTTGGAATTAAGGAAAAACTGGTCAGAAAGCACACAAACCATTGTCAGGGTATCACAGATTGAAAACCGCATCTTGGGTGTTGACGGTGTAATTGATGTATCCGGCACAAAACTGAACGGAACAGCAAGCAATATGACCTTGACAGAATTTGCAATACCAAAGTTAGGGGGTGTTTCTGCATGATAAGAGAAGTTGACCTTGTTTCATACTTACCGCTATTCATGCAGACTTACAAAGAACCTGTTGCAGCACTGGAAGCGGAAAACCCTGAATTTAGTATTGTTTGGACTGCAAC